TGATGCAACAGCGTGTAGAAGGAACCGCAACAGCACTACGGCTTGTATTCCGTTCAGACGGAACAATTGAATTTGTAATTCCATCGTAACCCACTTCATCATATGCCATAACAACACGAAACACTAAATCTTAACTAACAAGGAGAAACAAATATGTTAAGAGCATTAATGATCAAAAAGTCTCTCGACGAAAAGCGTTCAGCACTCGCAAAGCTGACCGAAGGTGTTGACTTCGAAAAGCGCGAAGCTGAAATCGCAGGAATGATCGAAGAGATTCAGACACAGGAAGAGCGCGATGCTGTCAATGAGGAAATCGAGAAGTTCGAATCCGAAAAGGCAGAGTTTGAAGCGCAGAAAAACAAGCTCGACGAGGAAATCAGAGGGCTTGAGAAGGAGCTTGATGAAATCGAAGCTGATGAGCAGAAGGCTCCAGAACCTATTGACGAAACAAAGGTTGAAAGAAAGGAAAACAAAACAATGGAAACAAGAAAGTTCTTCGGAATGAATTCACAGGAAAGAGATGCGTTCTTCAAGAGAGATGACGTTCAGAACTACCTCGCAGAGGTAAGGACCTGCATGAAGGAAAAGAGAGCACTCTCTAACGTAGGTCTTACTATCCCTGAAGTAATGCTCGGACTCCTGCGTGAGAACGTAATCGAGTATTCAAAGCTCTACAAGCACGTTACAGTAAGAGCTATCAACGGCGAGGGCCGTGAGGTAATCATGGGCGTAGTTCCAGAAGCTGTATGGACAGAGTGTTGTGCTAACCTCAACGAACTCGATCTCGGCTTCTTCGATACCGAAGTAAACTGCTGGAAGGTCGGCGGATTCTTCGCAGTATGCAACGCTAACCTTGAGGACAGCGACATCGCACTTGCAAGCGAGATCCTTACCGCACTCGGACAGGCTATCGGCCTTGCACTTGATAAGGCTATCCTCTACGGAACAGGCACAAGAATGCCTATGGGTATTGTTACAAGACTCGCACAGACTTCTGCTCCTGCAGACTATCCTGCAACAGCAAGAGCATGGGCTGACCTTCACACTTCAAACATCGTTTCTGTTCCTGCTGATACTGCAGACGCTGACCTGTTCAAGGCAATCGTACTCGCAAGCGGTTCTGCAAAGAGCAACTACAGCAGAGGTGAGAAGGTATGGGTCATGAACGAAAAGACTTATACATTCCTCATGGCTAACGCTCTTACAATCAACGCTAACGGTGCTATCGTATCTGGCGTTGACGGCGGAATGCCTGTAGTCGGCGGTGTTATCGAGGTTCTGAACTTCGTACCTGATGATGTTATCATCGGCGGTTACTTCGACCTGTATCTGCTCGCAGAGAGAGCCGGTCAGAAGTTCGCTACATCAGAGCACGTAAGATTCCTGCAGGATCAGACAGTATTCAAGGGTACTGCAAGATATGACGGTACTCCTGTTATCGCAGAGGGCTTCGTAGCAATCGGTCTGAACGGAACTACTCCGAACGCTACAATGACATTCGCGCCAGTACAGGGGGAATAACAGACGGGGAGAACGGAGCTGACACTCTCGACCTTCACTCATTGACCAAGAAACAGATTCTTGCTGTAGCAGATGAGCAGGGGGTCGAGGGTGTATCTTCTCGTATGACTAAAGCTCAAATAATCAATGCCATCGAGGAGGTTTAGTTATGAATGAATCAACGATGCTTCAGATGCTCAAGATAGACCTCGGCATTACTACTACGGCATATGACGAACGGCTCTCACAGTATCTTACAAGCGCGAGAGACGCCATAACGAAAGAAGGCATCACTCTTGATGATTCCGTTATTTCAGACGGAAATCTCGTCGTTATGTACGCAGCTTGGATGTGGCGCAAGAGAGACACTAACGAAGGTATGCCGAGAATGCTTCGGTGGCAACTCAACAATCGTTTATTTGGTGAAAAGGTATAGACATGGACGATGTGATCAAACTGTTATCTTCGACCTATACAACAGACGAATACGGAAATCAAGTTGAGAACGTAACCGAAAGGCAGGTGTTCTGTGATGTGCGTTCTGTAGGACGTACTGAATTCTATCAGGCTGCGCAGAACGATATGCACCCGTCTTATGTTTTTTCTATATCGCATTATATGGACTATAACGGCGAGAAAGAGTGTCTGTATACTGATTGGACGGGTACGGAGAAAAAGTACAGCATAACGCGAACTTACCGCACTGGTGACCGCATCGAACTAACTGCGGAAGAGAGGATAGGAGACTATGGCAACTAAATCAGTCACCGTCCAGTGGGACCAGATAGCAGATGAATACAAGCGCGAAGTCAAGGACGTGATGACCAAGACCATGAAAAAGACAGGAAGCGAAGCTGCGCGTAAACTGCGTTCTACTTCTCCTGTGCAGAACGGCGGTAAACACTCTGGGCGATATGCCAGAGGGTGGTCACTGAAAACCGTATCTTCTGACGAGTTCGTGGTCTACAACAGAACCGACTGGCAGCTGACACACCTGCTTGAGAACGGGCATGATGTCTACAATCAGCTGGGCGGTCCTTTTGGACATTCTCCTGCTATCCCGCACATAGCACCTGTTGAAGAATGGGTGCTTGAAGAAGTTCCGATCAGAATATCGAGGGGGCTGAAATGACAACATATGAAAAACTGAAAACGGCACTGCAAAGCATAACAGAGCTTGCAGATGTCCCTGTGTTCTATGCGCTGTCAAAGGAGCGAACCGCTCCGCCTTACATCGCATATTCGGGAACCGGGCAGGACGTGTTCGATGCTGACAACACGCATTGGTGGCGTAAGAACACATACCAGCTTGAATACTACTTCACTAAAAAGAACGAACAAACAGAAACCGCTATCGAGGACGCGCTCCTTGCAAGCGGTTTTTTATATGACAAAAGCGAGGACGTACCGCTTGAGAGCGAAGATGTGTACGTCATTTATTACTACATTTAAGGAGAGAGACAATGGCAAATAAAGTCGAATATGGTATTTCGAATCTTCACATCGGTACATACACCGTTGAGGATTCAACTGTTACACTCGGCACTCCGTACCATCAGAGAGGAGCTGTAAGTTTCTCCACAGAAACTAATCAGGATCAGAACAACTTCCATGCAGATAACGTGGTTTACTGGAGTGGATATTCTGGTGAGTCTATCGAAGGCGACCTCGAAGTCGCACTGTTCGATGATGAGTTCAAGAAGCAGTTTCTGGGCTACAGAGAGCTGAGAAACGGCGGTCTTGCTAACGTTAAGGGTGCTATCAAGCCTTCCGTATACATCGCGTTCGAGATCGAAGGTGATCAGGAGAAGAGAAGGGTCATGATGTACAACTGCACACTCGGAGCTGTATCAAGAGAGTACAGCACCGTTGAGGACAGCATCGAGCCTGTAACAGAAACTATCCCTGTAACAGTTGTCGGTGACAACGTTGTAGGCGTAACTATGGCTGTCTTCAAGCCAGCTGACGCTGCTTATGCAACTCTGTTCACAGCACCGACTGCACCAGAATTTGCACAGTAACTTTTGAACGGGCGGGGCTAATCACAGTCCCGCCTTTTTTCTTATAAGAGAGAGGTGACTTATGGAAAAGACAATCAAGATCGGAAAAAAAGATGTCCGTCTTACCAACAACGTAGGCTGGACACTTACATACAGAGACCAGTTCGGACGCGACGTACTTCCTGCAATCATGCCGGCTATGACTTCTGTTATTGAAGTTATAAGCAGTGTGTTCAGAGAAACAGGAAAGACAAACGAGCTGTCGGTAGCTGACCTTCTGAACGCTGTTACTTCGGACAATCTCATAGACTTCGTAGTACAGGCAAGTCAGCTTGAGTTCACAGACCTCATCAGAATCACATGGGCTATGGCAAAGGCAGCCGATGATACTATCCCAGACCCGTATACATGGGTAAAGGATTTTGATGTGTTCCCGGTTGACACGATCCTTCCTGTGGTCGGTGAGCTTGCGTTCAAGGGACTGGTAAGCACAAAAAACTTGAGAAGGCTGAAGAATATGACAAAAAATCTTCAGCCGACAATATCGACACAGACACAGTCATCTTCGCAGGACTCGAAAGAGGATTAACGATGGAAGATATCCGACGCATGACAGTCGGACAGGTCGTTGATTTCTGCGTGGAATACAACAATAGGCAGAAACGTCAGGAAGAGAGAGCAAAGCGTGAAGAGAAACACGGAACAAAACGCAAAGCCACTCAAAATGACATTGATGCTTTCTTCGGATAGGAGAATGATATGGCAGGCGGTAAAATACGTGGCATTACTATAGAATTAGATGGCGATACCACCAAACTGGAACAGGCTCTGCGGAAGGTCAACAAGGAGACGAAAGCTCTTGACAAAGAGATGAAGTACGTCAACAACGCCTTGAAGCTGAAGCCTACGTCCGTCGAATTGTGGGGACAGAAACAGAAGCTCCTCACTATGGAAATAGAAAAAACTAAAAAGAAACTCGATGCGCTGAAAGCTGCAAAAGCCAAAGCTGATGCGGATCCGTCAGTCGATAAGGAATCAGAAGAGTACAGAAGGCTCCAGCGTGAGATAGTCGAGACGGAAGCAAAACTGAAATCTCTGAACGGAGAGCTTCGGAAAGTCGGCAATACAAAACTGAAAGCACTGTCTGAACAGTTCAAGGCTATCGGTGACAAGATGCAGGAAATGGGCAGAACCATGACACAGAAAGTCACCATGCCACTCGCAGCTGTCGGTGCGGTATCAGTAAAGAAGTTCGCTGAAGTCGATAAAACGATGCAGCTTGTCAATTCGACTATGGGCAACTCTGCACAACAGGCTTCTCTGCTCGATAAGGCAATGAAGGAAGCTGCAGCCAACTCGACCTATGGAATGAGCGATGCAGCTACGGCTACACTGAACTTTGCGCGTGCAGGTCTGACCGCTGAACAGGCAGCTGCTACACTCGCTCCTGCGATGAACTTGGCTGCTGGTGAAGGCGGTAATCTTGATACGGTATCTGCAGGACTTGTCGCTACGATCAACGGCTTTGGTGACTCATTCGATAATGCTGCAACATATGCAGACATCTTCGCTAATGCTTGTAACAATTCTGCTCTTGATATCGACTCAATGGCACAGAGTATGAGTATAGCAGCTCCAGTATTCGCAGCTGCAGGATATTCGGTACAGGACGCAGCTCTGTATATGGGCGTTATGGCGAACAAGGGTATTGACGCAAGTACGGCAGCCAATGCACTGAAAACAGGTATGGCTCGTCTTGCTTCACCATCAAAGGAAGCAGCCACATGGATGGACAAGCTCGGCATCTCGCTGACCGATTCAAACGGCAACATGAAGGAC